GTTTCCCGTGTAAAGCAAAGCGTTTTACACTAAAAACTACACAAATGCCTACCCACTCGAAGGAGTGCAAGGAGGTCAAGTGTTCTCTTGGTAACTTAGAACGAATCCTGCCGTTAAAAGTCGCGTTGCGTATGGACCTGAGTCAACATTGTTTGTGTTGTAAGGATGCCCATCACGCGCTGGCATGTTTCCGTGAGGTTTTCGAAACCTACGGAATGAAATCTGATATTGCGAGTGAAACTGCGTTACGAAGACAGTTTAATCTCTATCATGATTTGAGTCACCAGAAATTCCTTATTGAATATCTTAAATATAAAATATCGGCGGTGTTTGCTTGGTCACTGGACCAGGAGATGCCTCCCGCCCCTAAACTGGCGCTAAAGGAGTTGATGGAAAAACATGGGGATGAGAAAGCCCATGTTCTCGTTGGTGGTAGATATTACTCATTCTGTGCGATGTTGAAGTTGCATGGTTGGGAGTATAAAAGAAGAAAGAAGACGTACGGGTTGTTTTATTCCTTGCTTATGAGTAAGAAGGGATTACCCCGTTTACGTGAAGATGATCTACACCAGAAGGAGATTGAAGCCTATGAAACGATGACTACACCTGTTGAAAGGAAGTTTAGTGATTTAGTTTGGATAGAGCGTGTTGGTGACTATGTCAAGAAGACAGTTGGAAAGTTGTTTTCGAAACAAAATTGGGAACGCATTGAGATGCGTTGGGTGTCGCAGTCGGCCCATTTCCGTGCCACGCGTCAGCGCGCGGGCGGTTTGGGTTCTGTTCGGGAGCAAGGGTTGATGCCGGAGAAGTCAGTTTTCAATTCGACTAGCCAGGCTTACTATGAGACAGTAGTAGATGGTGTGTTGAAAATGAAGACGGCTTTCGCATTCAACCATGCGTTAGATTGGTGGGAAGAAAGAGAAAATAACGACAAAGGAATAAGACGTATCCGTTTGGGATCGTATATTGCTGATGAGTTAGTTCGGAGTCAATACCAACTATTAAAGTATGCGATGTTAGAAGATGCTAACTGTATACCACTTGCATTGGCCGAGCCATGTAAGTGCCGAATTGTGACAGCTGGTCCTTCAGTTTTGTATGCTGCAATAAAACCTTTACAGGAGATGATGATAAAGTCTCTTAAACGTGACCAGCGTTTCTGTGTAGGTGGGCCTATCAATGGCTCGATGGTTATGAACATTTTAGGGTTGTTAGAACCTGGATGTAAATATCTGTCAGGTGATTATAAAGCTGCGACTGACAACATAGCTATTGAATTAAGTAATATATGTTGTGAGGAAATAGCGGACCGTACGGGTATGCCGTCGGTTTATCGAACGCTACTTCGACGTTCTCTTACGGAGCATTTTTACACTTATCGATTAGATCCTGAAAAAGGAATCGTTTGTTGGAGTAATCTTGCACCGTTAAGACCTCAAGCCCGTGGTCAGTTAATGGGTTCGCCTACATCCTTCCCGATACTTTGCATTATTAATTTTGCACTTATTTGGGCAGCATGTTATCCGAATGCCAATTTTGACCAGGTTAATGTAATGGTAAATGGTGATGACTGTTTATTTCAATGTACAAATGAAGAACGTCTTTCGTGGATGGAAGGTGCACGAGCCGTTGGTCTTACACCGAGTGTTGGTAAGACTTATTATAGTGAGGATTTCGTTGTGATGAATTCTGAATTATACTTGTTGGATTTTGATGATGATCGTCATTGGTATTGGGACTACGTTCCTTACCTTAATCTCGGTCTTCTGACGGGTCAACGGAAAAATGGTGAGATGAATGATGGTGAGGTAGGTGATGAAAATACCATTGGTGCACGTGCCAAAGCTTTAATTCGAGGTTTCTCGTTAGGAGATTCTTCAAAATTGCTACGCAAGTTCATTGAATTTAATGTGAAAGATGTGCTTGTAACAAAGGAAGGTGTGGAAGTTAGCGTTCCGTACTGTGTTGACGAAAGATGGGGAGGCCTCGGCATTCCCAATTTGAGTTCAATTCCGGAAAAGACTGATGTAAAAGCTCAGTCCGATTCGCCCTTTGATAATAAAACGATGCGTGCTGTGATGTATATGATGCGGAAAGATCGGAAATTTCGTAATGGAACGGGTGACCAATTTAAGGTCCCCGCATTAAAGATTAAAGACGATGCGAAAGCACCATATTACAGACGTATTGAAGAACACTTGTCGAGTTATTATGGGACTTATATAATGGATGATGAAGAGACCTTCAGTGCCGGTCCTCTGTTGTTTGGTGTATCCTACGTTAGTGAATACGAAGTGATGCTTGTACAGATGAGTAAGGAAGAAAGAGTGGCATATGCGAAGGAAAAATCGATGCGGAAAAATCGGAAAATGGCGGAAATTAATAACTTCTGGATTAGAGTTAATCAGAAGGCCCGCGAAGATAGTTTTTCCATTGATGCATTTGATCGAAAACATTATATAAGTGGTCCCGCTCGAATTGCACCAAAAGTTGCAATTTGCAGCGATCCGTCCGATCTTCGTATGATCGGTTGGCAAAATACGGATTGCACCATGTTTCGACGTGGTGACGCGCCTGTCAGTCTTCCCGTGGGGGAGTTGGCAGACGGATGGCTTATTCATCGTGATGATGTGGATTTGGATGTGTTAAAGGAATGTTATACATGTCTCCCTAATCACTCGGTTGGTTATGAATCAGATCGGCGTTGGCCGTTTCTGTTCGTACCTGCCGGTATTAAATACAAGTATGTTGAAATCGTACTTGATGGATAAGTGCTAGAAAGTCCGACCATGACTATAAACTGGCGGGTATAGAGACTACTTTGTACAACTAAAATTGGTTAAGAGTGATCCAGTAATCAATTGGCTCCACTTTCATAGTGACTTGCTAACGCCGTCCTCCTATGATTGGTCGCCCACTTGATGGCAACGTGATCTTTTAATGATAATTCTAACTTTTGTTGTGTCCGGTTAGAGGAGTTTAAGAGAGCTCCTTCTTTCCCACACAATGGATTTAATAATGCGGAACTATGGCCTAATCATATTGATATTATAACGGATCATACATAATGAATACTGTTAGCTTCGCGCTACAGCAAAATGGTGTTTGACGTAGGATTCCTCCCTGATGACGGAAACCGTCTATTCAGGTAAGGGCTGATAATTAATATGGACTAGGAATTAGTGGATTCTGGTTAAGTTGTCGTACAATTTATGAAGGGTTTCGGCG